TATTCAACAACATATAGTTGCCGAGTTCAAATGGAATTATGGAGTTCTGTAATGCTTTTGTATCTCGTGGTTTTTGTACATCAATAAAAGTAGGAACTAGGGTTTCAATCTCATATCCTCTTACGTACGCTTTTCCTGGGGATACTTCTAACGCATAATATGCAGAACTAGATGCGATTCCATTTGGAGATGATTTTCCTGGAAGATACACACCATTATTTTCACCATCATCTTGATGTTCACGTATTCTTAGATCAAATTCTCTAACACTATAATCACCTGACTCGTCAAATGTTCTACGAGCAAGTTCTCTTTCTATTTCGTTATATGCAGTTCTTTCTACAAATGATTCTATTGCTGAATTATTGATACGTAATAATTCAATAAAGTTTTTATCTGTATCATCATCAATAACTTTTTTAGTTAATGAACAACGAATTCTAAATCTATGTGCACCAGGTGCAGAATAGTTAGATGTTCCAGTAGCATTATCATTCAATGATGGATCATCTTCTGGAGTTACAATAGATTCAAATACTTCTAGACCAACCCTATATGATGGACTATTTGTATATTGATCAAGAATAATTGTTTGCTCACTTACATCTACAAAATAACCACGTATAAAATACACACCATTAGCAACTGTGGCAGTAGAACCAACAGCAGTTGCAGTTGTAGGTAACAACTGTGCAAACGGTGTACCGACTTCAATTAGAGTGGATCCAAAAGTAAGTTCTGCATCACATACTAACTGTTCGTTTGCAGTGAAAGTTCTAGTGTCACTATCTGTTCCACCAGATGTAATGTATTTTAGATATAGAGTTATATAACCACGTTCTGACTCTGTTGCTGATATGGAGAATATAACTTTTGCTTTGATGCCAGTTGTAAGACCTGTAACTATTCTTCCTTCTAACTGTGAACGATATAATTCAACGTTTGTTCCTAAGAAACTTGCTTGCAATAATACTGCTTTCGCATCTAAGTCGTAACCGATCTGTCCAGGGATGACCATTGCACCATCTTTGAACATATGAGTTCCCATCGACTCAACCTGATTTTGCATCAGTGATTGAAGCGTGGTTAATTCTCTTGCCTGTATCGGATACCCAGGACGGAATAAAACTTTGTAAAAGTTATTGTCCGAACTAAAGTCGTCGTAATAGGGACTGATATTGAGGTTGGTATTCTGTGGCATTTTTTAGAACTCTACAACGATTTTGATGTCTTCAATTTGGTCGCCCGCCCTAGAGATTGCTCTCCTATTGTCTATGTAAATTACTTTACCTGAATCCTTTTTCACTTCAGGTTTGGCGTAACCAGATGTGAATGACATACCTAAATCATATTCTGTGTTGTTTATAACACGTGTTGCTTCACCAGGAACTACAGGGAAGTTGATGTCAGGGTCAACAGATGTACCTGATCCCGAACCAACGATGGTGTTACCACCAGAGAACTCAACTTTGTTACCAGTAATCTCAGGGAATATACCATCAACTCTGTTTTGATAAAATTTCAAAACTTTTGTTGTTGAGTTCCAAGAAACTACACGACCACGAGCAGTGACTTGTTGTCCACCCACAGTACGAGTTTGAGTTATGATTTCATCAGTATTAAATGATCCTGTGAAATCAGGAGAAAATATTACAGCGTTTGATGCTGACAAAGTAATCGCATCTGCTAATTCTTCTGTACCAAACTTAAATGGGTTTAGAACTAGACCAATACGACGATAATCATTATCAGTAGGGAAGTCTCCAGATCCCTCTGAATATGTAAATTTAGTGTTAATCATTACACGAAAACCACCTAACTCAATAGCAGGAGTAGATCCGTGACCACCTTTAGGTGGAATAATAACGTCAATGGCACCACCAGATCCTGTACCAGAACCAATACCATTAACTTCGTCAACAACGATCTTACCGAAGGAATAGTTAGATCCTCCAGAAGTTACAGTTGCAGATACTATACGACCACCATCAACAACGATAGAAATACGTCCACCAGTTCCATCTCCCCTTAGAGGTATGTTTTCATATGTACCATTGTTGTAACCAGAACCAGATGATTGGATAACAACAGTATCAATCTCTCCTCCTACAGCATCTGACTGAACAGCAGTGTCAATTAACACGGGCATATAGTCTGCTGAGAAGAATTTTAGAACCTGCCCCACTGGGATGGTGTACATATACTTCCAACGATAACCATCAGCAGTGGTGATAATAGAAGTAGAAGTGCCAGTGGGTTCGATCGTACTAGGTTTACCGTTCGGATCAGAGGGTGACGTTCCATTGTAGATACATTTGTAAACTTGATATGAACTGTTAACAACGTAGAAATCAGCATCATATAGTTTAGTAGCACCACTAGAAGCAGTTTTACTAGATGAGTAATCGTTACGATACATATCGTAAACGTAACCTAAACCACCAGTAGTCTGTTCGGGTGGTATCCAGTCAATACGACGTATAACTTGAATAGCGTCACTAGCAAGGACACGTTTCATAGAAATCATATCGTCATATGAATCTGAAAACTCTTGGAAAGAGTCTATGGGAGTAGGAGGATTATTCTCGTTATCCCACTCTTGAGGACGACCAATGAAAACATACAAACGGTCACGATTTGCACCCGCAACGATGTCACTCTGAGTCGAATCTGGTCCCTCAAGTGATTTGATGAATTTTTCAGCGGTGAAAATTCTAAATTGATCGGTAAGTAATGCCATTGGATACTATGTACCTTCCTTTTATTTATAGTAGTTTAGTCAGGTTCGTTTCGGATATAGGATGGATAATTTATAAATTGGATAACTCCAATGGCACCTGACGTACCTCCAGAGATATTTTCGTTCTTATTCCAAAGATAATTTCCTGAGTTTGCAACTGGATTATTAACAACAAGAACCTTTGTAGTTGCATCCCAAGATACAACTGTTGCTGTTACTCCACTTAAACTTCCTGTGACAGTTTCACTCTGTACAAAGTTATAAGAGTTATTCATAACACGGAAAGTAAACTCAATAGTTGCTAGGTGTTGTTCTCCATCACCTAAAGCACCTGCAACTGTGACAGTAGGAGATCTAGAAGGAAGAGACGAGTCTGTCATTTGGTCTCCAACTTGGAACAATGAAGTGTTTTGTCCACCCAATGTTTCCTCAATACCATATAGAGATGATGCGATACCTCCATCAAGATTGATAGCACCTGCAAATTCTGTATTAAGATTTACTAGGTCAGGAATACCATCTCCTGCTCCTTGCAACTCATCATCATCTTCAAACTTTTTGTCCTGTATTAGACCAATAGGATCTGTTAACTGAACAATAGTATCACCAACACTATCAACTAATACGTGTGGTTCAACACCAGTTTCACTAGATGCTGCTACACCACCAATAAAGTCAATAACTTGAGATAAAGTATTTGATGATCCACCATCAATAAATGCCAATTTATCAACTTCAAATACTAAAAACAAAGCATTTATTTCTGGTTTCCAGTCATACACACGAGCAATCTTATTACTTGAACTTTCAGAAGTTCTTATAACACGATCTCCAACATTAAAAACATATTGACTAACACCACCCTCATCAGCAAGTGCATCTAATGTAACTTTTTGATCATATCTAAAATTGACAGCACGGTCACAACCTACAAAAGATGTAGGAGTTTTACCTGTATATCTAATAACTTCATTACCTATTAATATTTTTCCAGATCCAGGATAAGGTGCGGTAGTTTCAACAAATATTGTTTGATCAGAAATACCTACATCATTGATAAGACCAGTTATATTATATAAGAATGAATTAAATGCTTGCCTATTTCTAGATCTTTTAATTAGATCGGTATTCCTAGTAAAAATTACTGAGGGTTCTGTTGAGAAACCACCACCAGGATCAAGAATATCGATTGAAGTAATAGCACCAAGATCTACAGTAGCAAGTGCTCTAGCACCACCACCGCCACCACCATTGAGTAGAATAACAGGAGGTGTTTGAAAGAACTCACCCGCACTTGATATGTTTATCTTTTTAACAATACCAAATTCATCTACATCTGCAACACCAGTAGCACCCTGTCCACCTCCACCAGATATAATAATATTAATATCACCATTTTCATAATTAGCACCAGTTTCTTCTAATGCTAAACCAGTAACCAATCCAGTAACAGGTCTGAGTTCAGCACCTGATCCACCACCACCTTCTATTTCCGCAGTTGTAACATCACTATAATATTCATCACCATTAGACAACATCTGAATATATTGAATAGAACCCGCAGGAGCAATCAGAGTTCCATCAGGTGCAACTTGATCAGTATCATATAATATTGCTTTTGCCTCTGCACCATATCCAATTCCTGTTGTTTCAAGTTTAATTCTAAATGGATTATATCCACTTCCAGGATCTAATACTTTAACAGCAGCAATTTGACCATTAGTAATTACAGGTTCAAGCACTGCCTCTCTTAGAGGTGTACCACAATTAGTAACTTTTAATTCTGGTGGGTCGCCCGCAACATATCCAGTCCCTCCATCATTAACAAATACGTCCTTTANTCCGAACGTACTGTTAAAGATAGGTTCAATAACTGCTCCTGATCCTGGGACTGTTCTTGTCATTACCTAATTTCTATAGTTCCATTCATATTTGAGTGGATTGAACACTGATAATATAGAGTGTTTGGTGCATCAAAAGGAACTGTGAATGTTTGTACAGAAGTTTGTGATCCACTAATACCTGTAGTGTATAAAGTTCCTGATACTCCAGTTGTGGACTGTATTCTTAATGGATGAGATCCTCCAGTAGTATTATTGAAATCATATGTAAATCCACGATAAAGAATCAAATTAGGATCTGTAGATCCTCCTGATGGTAATCCTGGTCCACTAACTGTATAGTTTGATTGTCCAACTGCACTGAATGTATATAAAAGTGTTGGTGATGCTTTATATACAGTTTCATTATTATATCCTTTAATAACACTTGATCCCGCAGATGCAGCAGTTCCTTGACGTTTAAATCCTCTATCAACGTCTTGGAAATTTGTACCATCATTAGCAATTTGCAATTCACCGTTAGTATCAATTTTGATCTTCTTGGTACCAATATGAATTTCAGTTCCTGTAGGAAGAACTAAGTTGTTACTTCCATCAAGTGATATTTTTTTAGTACCACCACTACCAAATCTTATCTCAGAGTTTTCTGGAACCTCTAAGTTACCAGATCCATCAAACTTGATAGATTTAGCAGCATCACCACCGAAACGAATGTCTGTTCCTGTAGGTAGATCTAAGTTATTGTTTCCGTCAAACTTAAGTTCTTTAGCAGAACCTGTAGTACCAAAACGGATAGAACTTGAAGCAGGAAGTTCAAGAATACCATCAGGATCAAATGTTAATTCACCAAAACCAAACTTTAGTTTCTGTGCACCAATATCTACATCTCCATCTTCTTGTTCACTAAGTAATTTATTTTTAGATGAAATCTTAATATTGCTAGATGTTACTAATTCTGTTGTTTGGTTAGCAGTTCCTGTAGCACTAACTGTAACTGTACCACGAGTAGCACCTGCCTCAGCAGTAAATGAAGCGAATGTTACTTCAACTTTATTACCATTAAGATCTTCAATTTCTAAAGGTGTTCCTACCTTCATCACACTAAAACGTAAACGAAGACTCTCTTCTTCTGTAGAGTTTTCTGACGCTAATTTAGATGTGATAGTACGGGTAGCACCTGTGTCTATGTCGTGAACATTATGTTCTTTTCTTTTTCTACGGGTAACTTCTTGATCAGATCCTATAGAAATACCTGTATCATCCATCCAAATAGTAGAACTGGATAGATATAAATCCCTAAACTTAAGTGAAGTGCTACCTAAGTCATATGTGTTATCGGTGTTTGGCAGAAAGTGAGTTGATATAACAACGTTATTAGAACCATTGTTAGTCAAGTTAGTAATGGCATTGCCCCCACCGCCACCACTACCTTGTAGGTCATCACCAGGTTGGAATCTTGAGTTTGCTGTATTCCATTTCAATACTTGACCATTACCAATACCAGTCAAGTCAACATCAGTCAAATTAGATGATGCCAGGTCTCCTTCTGTAAATACTGATCCATTCCATTTAAGGACTTGGTTTGTTGANGGTGATCCAACACTAACTTGCAAGTTAGTATTATCACCAAGTTGGGTGTATAACTCGTTAATTACATTATTAACTTTTATAGCACCGTCTCTGAGGGTATCTCCTGTACCATCATTTGCCGATAAACCGACGTTTACATTCTGCTTAGCCATAGTAGGGGGTTTTTTCTACAGTTTTATTTATGTCATATCGAAAGATTCTGACGTATTATCCAGAGAAACATCTTGTCTAGTGAAATCGGGATTGTTATTATCCCTGTCAAAATTAACTGGAGTCATATCGTACTTTCCAATACCACTGTCAAATTTGAGGATAGAGGAATAATCTATAGACGTTCCAGAACCTGTTACAGTTAGGATCGCCAGATTGCTTATTAAAGGTGAGTTTTGTGCTTGAGTAGATGAACCAACTGGACCAGTTAATACACATCTATAACGATAACCAGTCATAAATGGTTGAGCACTTACTGTTAACGTTGCTGATGTTTCACCAGTCATATTAGACCAAGCAAATCCACCGTCTGTTGATACTTGCCACTGATA